CCGGCCCGGCCGCAAGATGAGTGAAAAGGCCCGCCAGGACTGGCTTGTGCGCCAGCCGGCGCTGCAGATCACGGCAAGGTAGTTTCCATGGCTGATTATGCCGGCGCCGTCGCCGCAATGCGCGCGCGGTTTGTCGCGGCCTGGGCAGCTGCCACCAAGGTGCAGTTTCAGAACGAGGATCCGCCGGTCACACCCTGGCCGCCCGAGCCTGCGGCACCCTGGGTTTATTTCGAGGTGATCCAGACCGCGAGCGTCGAGCGCGGCGTCGGGTTGCCTGGCTCGAAAATCTGGCTGACCACGGGCAACATTTTCGTTCACGTTTTTGCGCCGCTGAATTACGCCTTGCCCGATCACCTGGCGCTGGCCGACCAGGCTGGCGAGATCTTCCGCGCCGCGACCTTTTACGTCGACAACACGGTCGGCGCCAAGGTTGTCTCAGGCGCGCCATCGGTCGGCGGCGGCGCATCCAATGCCGACAACGGCAACTGGTTTGGCGTGACGGTTTCGATTCCGTTCGAGTTTTATTTCATCGCTTAAAATCCCCAGCTCTCAACTCGCGGAGTGACCGTCATGGTTTTCCAGACAAACTCTAATATTCTTTGCTCCTATAAAAAGCAGACCGCCCTTGGCTCGCCGGCGTCTGGCTCCGCCGCCAGCGTGCTGCGGCTTTCCGGCGGCAACGGCATCAAGCTGGCGAAAGCCGCGATCGCCTCGGCCGAGGTGCGCAATGACGGCATGTCGACGCGCGGACGCCACGGCACGCAAGCGATCACGGCCGCCTATAACGCCGAGCTGTCGCTGGGCTCGCATGACGGGATCATTGAGGCGCTGATGCGCTCGACCTGGGACTCGGCGGCGCTGACGAAATCGCAGACCGATTTCACCTCGCTGACCACTGGTGCCAACACCATCATACTGACCTCGGGCAATCCGATCACCATGGGTTTCCGGGTCGGTGACGTGATCCGCTGCGCCGGTCTGACCGACGTCGCCAACAACGCCAAAAACCTGCGCATCACCGGGCTGTCGGCGACCACCATCACGGTCGCGGAAACGCTGGTGGTCGATGCGGTCGCCGACACCAGCTGCACCATCACGCGCTCGGGCAAGCGGCTGATCAATCCGGCCGTGCTGGTAAAGCCCTATTACACGCTCGAGGAATACGAGGGCGACATCGATCAGTCGACCACGGTGCAGGATTTCGTCTGGGGCGGCCTGAAATTCTCAATGGCGAATAACGGCCTGGTGATGGCGGCGCCCTCGGGCGTCGGCATCGGCCAGGTCGCAGCGCTGGCGACCGGCTCCTCGCCGATGTTCACCGCGCCGGTCGCGACCACGGACGTGCCGATGTCAGTAGTCGACGCCACCATCCGCCTCAACGGCGTTGACCAGGTGGCGCTGTCGGCGCTCGACATCAACCTCGACATTCAGCCGGGCTCGCCGCCCGTGTTTGGATCCGGCGCGCAGAAATTCGGCGCCGATGTTTTCACAGGGCCGCTTTTGGTCTCGATGAATCTGACCATGCTGCGCAAGGATCTTGCGGTTTTCTCGGATTTCATCGCCGAGACGCAATATTCGTTGAATCTCCTGGCAGTCGACAACATGACCGAGCCAAAGGATTTCATCGCGATCACGGTGCCGAATTTCACCCTGGGATCGACCGATCCGTCAGCGCTGTCAAAGCAGGGCGGCGGCCGCACCCAGTCGATTGCGATCCCGGCCGGCCTGGTCGGCGTCGACACCTCGGCGACCGGAGATAATACGATGCTCAAATTCCAGACCACGGCTCCCTAAAGCCTGAAGGTCTGATCGTTTCAAAAAAACCTGGAGCCTTCAATGTCAGACACTCTCGATCTATCGGATCTCGCGCCGCAGGCCTCGTTCAAGCTCGCCATCCTGAAGCCGGGCACCTCTATCCCGACCGGCTGGGTGATCGAGCTCGCAGGGCCGTCGCACCCGCAAACGCTCGCGGTTGTTAGCGATATGAGCCGCGAAAATCTCGAAAAGGAAAGGGCGATAGAGCTCGCCCAGGTCAACGGCCGAAAATGGAAGGGCGGCCAGGAAACTGTCGACGATCGGCGGCGCAAAAACGTCACCACGCTTTGCCGCCGTATCGTCGGCTGGTCGCCAAATCCAACCTTTAAGTTTGTGTCGCCGGATCCGATCGCATTCTCGCTCGATGCCGCGGTCGATCTGTTCGTGCGTCCCGATCTCGGAAGCTTTTTTGTGCAGATCACCGATTACTTTACAGGTGAGCGGGCTTTTATGCCGCCCTCAGAGCAGATCTGAGGGCATTCGCTGAAAAGACGTTCCAACTTAATTCGCTCGCAGATGGCGCCCCCTACCGCGAATTGCTCGAGGGCCTCGTCGCGCGCGCCCTTAACCCGAAAGCGCTCGCCGAATACCAGGCCGAGCTATCCTGCCCGCCGCTGCCGATCGCGCTGGATTATCTCTGGCGCATCTACCATCGGTTGCGCCGGCGCAAGGGCGGCAACGGCTTCGGTTCGTCGCCGATCGAATGGCCTGACATCGACGCATTCCTGCGCCAGGCCCGCATCCGGCTCGATCCCTGGGAAATCGGGGTCCTCGAGGATCTCGACGATCTATATCTCTCCGACCATACAAAATCGCAACTCGAAACCGAATAGTCATGGGCCAAGTCGTTACTACAGAGCTCGTCATCGACAGCAACACCTCGGGCGCTGCTGATTTCTCGCGCGCCATGGACGGCGCCGAGCAAGCGGCCCAGCGCGGCACCAGCTCGGTCGCCGGCATGACGCTGGCGGTCGCCGGCGTCGGCGTCGCCACCATCGCGGCGATCGCCGGCCTGCGCGCCTTTGTCGACTATGTCGGCACCACCAACAAGCAACTGGTCGACGTCGCCGAGAATGCGACTAATGCCGGCATGTCGACGCGCGATTTCCAGGCGACGCTGTTCGCGGCGCGCGCCGCAGGCTTGACCGAAAAGGATTTCATTTCCGGGCTCGACAAGATCGGCACCGATCTGACCGCGGCCAGCCGCGGCGTCACCGATTTCGGCAAGCTGTTCGAGGCCAATGGGATCTCGATCAAGCAGACCAACGGCGAGATCAAGACCGCCGGCATGGCGCTGGTCGACATCATGGGGCTGATGCAAAACTCGACGCCGGCGGTGCAGCGGGCGATCGCGGGCATCGTCGGCGTTTCAAAGGACTGGATCCCGCTGCTGCGCGAGAGCTCGGATGAATTCGGGCGGCAAAAGCAGGCCGCGATCAGCCTCGGCGCCGTTATCGATGACGGCGTGATCCAGAAAGCGAAAGATTTCGATCGGGAGTGGCATACCGCGGTCGCGGCCTGGGATATGCAATTCAAGGCCTCGCTGGGCTCGATCCTGCCGATGCTGGTGCAGCTCGCCAATATTGCGACCGGTCTGCTCGACAAAGCCGGCTCGCTCGGCTCGTTTTTCTCGCGCTCTCTGACGCCAGTCGACCAGCAATCCTCGGGCGATCTGCAAAAGGATCTCGCCGGCCTGCAAGCCTATCGCGATCAATTGTCTAGCGTGAATGCCGAGATGTCGGATTTCCAGAGGTTCAAGCTGGAAAACAAGGCCGGCGCACTCGGGCTCGATGCGGCGGATCTCGCAACCGTCGATTCGGCAATCACCAAGGTCCAGGCCCTGATCAAGCAAAAGCAGGAGCTGGTCAGAATCCCGATCACCGGCGGCTCTGGCACGGTGCTGCCGCCGACCGGCGGCGATGCCAATGACGCCGTCGATCGCGCCATCAACACGCTACGGAAACACATCGAAACGCAAACGGCCGACACGCTTGCGGTCGGCGAGGGCGCCGCTGCATTGGCAAAATTTCGCGCCATCGCGGCCGAGACCGCAGCAGTGCAGGCCAATGGAGGCAAGGAAACCGCAGCCCAGGCCGCAGCGTTCGCGAGCCTCAAGCTCGAGGCGGCCGCCGTCGCCGACAACCTGGCGCGAGTTAAGATCGCCAACGAAAACAATTTCAATGCAAGAACCGCGTTCCTGTCGCAGGAAGATGTCGCGATCGCGAGCAAGCTGAAAGACATTTATCCCAACGTCACCACGGCGCTGAATTCGGCCGAGGCGGCGCAGATGCGTTTCAACACGGCCGCGCGCACGCTCTCGTCGGCGATCGAGAATGAATTGGTGACGGGGCTGACCGACATCGCGTCCCACACTAAGAGCGTCGGCCAGGGTTTTTCCGATATGGGGATGGCCGTGGTGAAAGCGATCGAGCAGATGATCATCAAGATCGCGATCGTCACGCCCTTGATGCAGGCGCTGCAGACCGCAGCCGGCGGGCTTGGCCTCGGCAGCCTGGGCGGCGCCCAGGGCCAGATCACGCTCGGCAGCCCGGCCGGACCAGGCGTGTTCAGCGCGCACGGCAATATTTTCGACGGCGGCAATGTCGTCCCGTTCGCGCGTGGTGGAGTCATCGACCGCGAGCAGGTTGTGCCGATGGCCCGGATGGGCGAGGCCGGCCCCGAGGCGATCGTGCCGCTGCGTCGCGGCGCCGACGGCAATCTCGGCGTCTCCTCGGGCGGCGGCGGATCGCTGCCGCATATCACGGTCAACCTGATCGAGACGCCAGGTGGCGGCGGCGGCACCACGCAAAAACAAAATGCCAATGGCGGCATCGACATCGAGGTCGCGATCGCGCAGATCACGGCCAAGAGCGCTGCAACGCCAGGCGCACCGCTTAATCGCGTGCTGACCGACCAGCTCGGGTCGCGGCAACGCCTGGCGAGCCGCTGATGGCGTCCGCATGGCCGGGAACGCTGCCGCAGGCGCTGCTGCTGTCGGGTGCCAGCAAGGGCGTCGGCGACGCGCTGGTCGAATACCAGCCCGACACCGGGCCGTCGACCACGCGCCGGCGCACCACGGCCGTGATGCGCCCGCTGTCGGGTGTGATGATCCTGACCGATACCCAGATCGCGACATTCGAGACGTTTTTCTACACCACGATCTTGAACGGCGCGCTGCCGTTCACCTTTCCGGATCCGATCTCAGGCGCGACCCTACTGGTGAAATTCACCAAGGCGTCCCCGCCGGCCTATTCGCCGCAGGGCGCCAATAATTACCAGCTTTCGCTGGCACTGATGGTGATGCCGTGAGGGTGCTCAGCCTCAATTTCCGGAAAGCACTGTTCGCGCAGGAAAGTGGCGAGGTTGTCATCTTCCTGTTGACCATCACGCATCCGAGCCTGGGATCTCCGATCCTGCTGTCAACCGATCCGACCGCGCGCATCACAACCGATCCACTGGTTTATGGCACGGTTTCGCGCACGTTGACGTTTCTCTATGCCGGCATCGACGTCTCGCTGCCCGACGAGCAGGACCGCGCGGCGCCGGCGTCAAAGCTGATCGTCTCGAATATCACGCGCGACATTATCCCCCTGGCGCGCTCGGTCTCGACGCCGCCCTCGATCCTGATCGAGGCCGTGCTGGCCTCGGCGCCCGACACCGTCGAGATGTCATGGCCGGCGCTCAGCATGACAAATCTGGTTTACGACAGCCTGTCGCTGACATTCGATCTGACGATGGATGCACTTGCGACCGAGCCGTATCCTGCAGGATCATTCGCACCTAGCTCGTTTCCGAGTTTATTTTTCTAGTGGCAGTTTCTCAGTCAGAGATCGCGCGTCTCATGCTATTCGACAGTTTTGTAGGCATTCCCTATCTCGACCGTGGCCGCTCGATCGTCGGGTGCGACTGCTGGGGCTTGGTGCTCTTGATATTCCGCGAGCTGCGTGGCATCGACCTGCCGTCCTACGTCGATCGCTATCAGACGGGTGCTGACCGCGCGGCGATCTCGTATCTGATCAAGGGCGAGTTGGATCCCTGGGATCAGGTTGCCGATGGCACCGAGACATCATTCGACGGCGTCTTGATCCGCGAGGGCTCGTTCCCGCGCCATATCGGCGTGGTGGTGACGCCAGGCCTGATGCTGCATGTCGAGCGCGGCGAGACCTCGCGGATCGAGCGCTATCGTTCCGGCAATTTCGCGCACCGCATCACCGGGTTTTATCGGTTTCGAGAACATGCATGAATGCTCTCATCATATCAGCGCTCGACGGCGAGATCCTGCCGCCTGGCGCGACGGTTCGCGTCATCGGCAAAACCCATCCTTTGAACGGTGGCCGCATCGAGCGCCATTTTTCGGCGGGGCTGTCGATCGCGGAAATCCTGCGAGAGACCTTGAGCGGCCATCCGGACCTGCGCGATCGCGGCGATCTGATCGTCCGCATTGACGGTCATCTGATCGAGCCGGCAAATTGGCATCGCGTTCGCGTCAAGGCGGGTGCGACCGTCACATTCCTGCCGCGGCTTTCCGGTGGCAATGCGCTCAAAACCGTGTTCGGCCTGGTGGTCGCGGTCGCGGCTTTCCTCATTGCCGGGCCGGCGGGCAGCTGGTTGGCGGCTTCAGCATTCGGAACGGCGGTCGGCTTGAGCGCGGGCATCGCCACGGCGTTCATCGCCGGCGGCATCATCCTTGCCGGTTCGCTGGCGCTCAATGCGTTGTTTCCTGTGCCGGCGGCAGCCCAGAGCGTCACCTCGACCGCGCTGAATTCGGTCCAGGGGGCGCAAAACCAGGCCAACCCGTTCGGGCCGATTCCGGTTGTGCTGGGCACTCATCGGCAATCGCCCTATTATGCCGCCAAGCCCTACACCGAGATCGTCGGCGACGATCAATATCTGCGCCTGTTGTTTTGCCTCGGCTACGGGCCTCTGAATATTTCAGCCTTACAGATCGGCGAGACGCCGATCGCGTCATTCGCCGGCGTCACCATCGAGACCAGGCAAGGTTTTGTCGGTGATGCCGCGATCACGCTCTATCCCGGCGAGGTCGACGAACTCGGGCTGTCGATTAACCTGATCAACACGGTCGATGCGCCTGGTATCAATGGCACCGGCGGGATCTGGAACAGCCAGACCAGCGCGGTCGGCGCCGACGAAATCTCGGTTGATTTCACGGCACCGCAAGGTATCAGCGCCACCAACGGCCAGGGCGGCCCGATGAATTGGAGCGTCACGGTTGCCACGCGCTACCGGATCGCCGGCACCACATCATGGACCAATGCGGCCAATCTTACTTTTGCGACTTCCCACAGCCCGTCGCGGCTCGGTCTTAATATCCCGGTCGCGCGCGGCCAGTATGAGGTACAGACATCAAAGTTAACCGGCGGCGGCGATCCCGCGCATGTCACCGACAGCATGATCTGGACCGCGCTGCGCTCTACCAAGCATGCCGCGCCCATCACTTTCCCGAAACCGCTGGCGCTGGTGGCGCTCCGCATCAAGGCGACCGACCAGCTCTCGGGCGTCATCAACACTTTCAACTGCATCTGTTCGTCGCTGGTGCTGGCCTATAGCGGATCCGGTTCAACCTGGAACGCCAACACGGCTTCACAGAATCCGGCCGATCTGTTCCGCTGGGTGCTGCAGGGACCGTCAAATGCAAGGCCCGTTGCCGACGCGCTGATCAACATTTCGAATCTGCAGGATTGGTGGACCTATTGCGTCTCGAAAGGTTTCAAGTTCAACCAGGTGATTAATGCGGTCGGCTCGGTTTACGACAAGCTCTGCGACATCGCGGCCGCGGGGCGCGCGGTGCCGACC